ACAAGCGCTTAACGGAATATCAATCCTTTTATGAGATAAACGGGCGACGAAACATCATGAAGGGTCGTGAAAGAAATGCAAAAAAAGAGTGATTTGACAGGTGCTGATCTGGCTGAGAAAATAGCCAGCCTTGGCGGGGTAAACGGCCCTAACAAAGCCAAAATTATTGCATTGTGCGATAAGTACAATCTTGAGAGGACTAGATATGAAAAAAGCAATCAAAACTGCACTGTTGATCTTGATGTTAACAACGCCATTCGTGGCAATGTTGCCCGCATTAGGGCGGCCCGCCGATGAATGGACAGTTTCAGCCATTGGCGAAACCGAGTTCCAAAGGAAAACATACGTCGCAGTAAAAGACGGGTTTGTACCGTATACCGGCGAGCGTTTGAAAGTCGGGTTTTATTGTGAAGTGGGCGGCGAGTTGTATTTTGTGCGGACAATGTTGCCTGATAATTTCTTGTCGCTCAAGAATACACCCGCTTCGCTAAACGTTAGCATAAACGACAATTCGCCAATCTTTTACCCTGGCATAATTGACCACAACGGCGAGTCAGCTAATTTCCGCATGCGGTCTACTGATATGCGAATTATGGCGCAGTATAGCCAATCAACTTGGAACATTGCCGCCAGTGATGGAACGCACGTTAGAATTCGTCTATTGCACGGCGCATTAAGCGACATTGTGGCGAATTTCTTGGTGCGATGTGGGTAAGCGGTCTGACTTTAAGAGGGTGGAACGCGATCACGTAGGCGCAACAAGATTTGGGCTGAGGACGACAGCAACCAGTAAAGTGAAACAATGAAATTATGCGAAAAGAAAATAGAAAAAGCACTGAAATCTTGTCGAAAGTCGCATCAGCGAACGCACGTATTGCGCTTTATTGAACAGGGCGGGCGATGCTATTATTGCCAGCGCAATATGTGGCATCCATTGCTGTATAGAAAGAAAACCGCGGCTAAGATACTGGGCACTTCAAAGTTATCACGACGCAGATCAACAGCAGAGCATCTAAAGAGAAAGGCGGACGGCGGCGGCAACTCAAGAAAAAACCTTGTGGCGGCGTGCTATGATTGCAACTCCAAAAGAGGTGAAACAAGTGTCGAAGATCACAAAGCAGCAATGCAGAGAGCCGGACAAAATCGACCGCCTAGCAAAAGAGTTATGGCTTGCGATACCGGAAAAGTGCGACGAAATACAGCCAGGCGAGCGCGAAATATACAGACACCCGCGCTGCAAAATGATCGCGCGTATTTTGCGCAACTACAACGTTTTTCCTGACGCCAATAATGGCTAAGGGGCGGCACTGGTAAGCCTGTAACAGGCCGCAGCATCCACAGGCTAGAGGCTCGCACCGTAAAAGATGGAGTGGGTATGGTGATTTGATTGACGTTTGACTAACCCGTTTGGGCCGGTTTTGTAGCTTTTACATTTCGCAACCGGCCCTTTTTGTTTGACTTATTTGCGACAAAAAACGATAAGAGGCCAATTGCAACAACCTCAATGGACTGCAAATGACCGAAGAAATATGGCAAATAGCCGTCAGCAGAAAAATAAAGCTTGGGCGCCCGCCAGCATATGAAACACCAGAGCAATTGCTAGAAGTTGCTTTTGAGTATTTCGAATACATCAAAGAAAACCCCCTAAAAGAACAACGTGTATTTTCGACAGGAAAGCGCCAGACGCTAGACAAAATGCGCGCAATGACAATCCAATCGTTTTGTCTGTTTGCGGGCATTAGCCGCGTTACATTTGACGCATATCGCGACAAACAAAGCATGGAAGAGGCGGTGCAATTTATTCGCGACGTGATTTATTCGCAGAAGTTTGAAGGCGCGGCCGCCGATTTGCTCAATTCAAACATTATCGCCCGCGATCTAAAGCTTGCAGAAATCAACGAACACACCGGCAAAGACGGAGCCCCGCTTGTGTCGCCAGCCGAAGAACTCAAAAAGATGTTAGATGCAATCTCAAAGCGGGATTGAACGGCTGGCGCAATTGCCGCCAAGTGAACGGGATGAAATCCTATCTGGGTTTTCTGAATCTCAGATTCGCGCTTTGTTATATGATTGGCGAAATTTCATTGCGCGCCCCGCGCAGGTCGCACCAAAGGGCGATTGGGATATATGGCTAATCTTGGCGGGTCGTGGATTTGGAAAAACAAGGGCCGGTGCTGAATGGGTTCGTGAGCAAGTCGACGCGGGCGTCAAAAGAATTGCTCTAATCGGGGAAACCCAGCGCGATCTTGAAAAGGTTATGGTCGAGGGCGAAAGTGGGATTTTAAACGTATTCCCAGAAAATGAGCGCCCGCACTACACAAAAAAGCCGGTTCAGTTGGTTTTCCCAAATGGGGCAATCGCCCAAGGATATAACGCAACAGAGCCTGAGCAGTTGCGCGGGCCACAGTTTGAGGCGGCATGGTGTGACGAAATCGCAAAATGGAGATATGCGCGCGAAACGTGGGACCAACTGCAATTTGCTTTGCGCTTAGGCAAGCACCCGCGCCAAGTGGTCACCACCACGCCAAAGCCCATTGAACTTCTCAAATCGATCTTGACCGGTGCAGAAGGCGAAGTGGAAATCACGCGCGGCAGCACGTACGACAACAAATCAAATCTTTCTGCCCGTTTTCTTAGCCGAATAGAGAACAGATACGCAGGCACAAGACTAGGCAGGCAAGAGCTAAACGCGGAAATGCTGGGCGATCTGCCGGGCGCATTGTGGACGCGCGGCAACCTTGATATTTACAGGCTCGCCAAGAAAGACGCCCCGAAAAGCTTCAAAAAGGTTATTGTTTGCGTTGACCCCGCAGTCACAAACACAGAGAAAAGCGACGCGCACGGGATTATTGTGATTGGGCTAGACGAAGATAACGAAGTTTATGTGTTGGAAGATTTTAGCCGCAAGGGTTCGCCCACAGAATGGGGCAGAGCGGTCCAAACCGCCTACAATAAACACCAGGCTGATTATGTAGTCGCCGAGGTGAACCAAGGCGGTGATATGGTTGAGATGGTCATAAAAAGCGTTGACCCCATGATCACAGTTAAGCAAGTCCGAGCGACAAGGGGCAAGCACGTAAGAGCAGAGCCGGTTGCATCGCTCTATGAACAGGGCAGGGTTCACCACATCGGGGCATTCGCTGACTTAGAGGATGAAATGTGTTACATGACGCAAAGCGGGTACGAGGGGCCAAATTCCCCAGACCGCTTAGATGCTTTAGTTTGGGGTGTAACTGAGCTATTGCCGATAGTGACAAAACGTAAATCGAAACCTTCACCGCCACGACCTAGCGGCGGCCCCGGCAGTTGGATGGGATAAATGGCAAAAGCAGCAGAACGACCAAACCAAGACAAAGAAACAATCAAGGCCGCTCGCAATTGCGCACAGCGCGGGCTAGACAACGACAAACACAATCGAGATTCCTATATTGTAGATACGAAATTCGCAAAGCTTGGCGAGCAATGGCCGTCAAAAATTGTGACAGAGCGCGAAAGCGCGGGCCGCCCATGTTTGACGATTAATAAAATGCCAGCCGTATTGCGACAGGTTCAGAACGACGCACGTCAAAACAAGCCGTCATTGCGCGTTATTCCCGCCGACAGTCAAGCGGATAAAGACACCGCTAGAATTATGAGCGGCATTATTCGCAACATTGAAAATGTCAGCAATGCGGACGTTGCATATATTACGGCGCTGGATTGTTCGACCACTGGCGGGTTTGGCTACATCAAAATTGATTTGGACTATCCACACCACGCATCATTTGAAATTGAGCCGATGATCAACGAGGTTCGCAACCCTTTAACCATCATCGGCGACCCTGACGTCAAGGAGTCTGATAGTTCGAATTGGATGAAGGCGCTTGTCATGGAACAAATGGGGCGCGACGATTTCAAGAGAAAGTACAAAGGGAAAAGCCAAATTGGATTTGATGACAATCAATGGGCTGGGCTTGATGACGGCTGGCTCGATGATGAAAATATTCGAATTGTAGAATATTGGGTTCGCGAGCAGATCAAAGAAGAAGCATACTTGGTCAAAAACGCTAAAACAGGCATGACTAGCTTCTTTTCAAAGGAAATGATGGATAAGCCAGAAGTCCGCGCGATGGTTGAATCAAATATTCTTGCAGTCGAAAACACCAAAGAAATCACCAAGCACAAAGTCACTCAATATATCATGAGCGGCGTAGAGATTTTGGAGAAACACGATTGGCCTGGCCAATATATCCCAATTGTGCCGGTTTATGGCGAGGATTTTGAAATTGACGGCAAGCGCTATTTGCGCGGGTTGGTACACAATGCGAAAGATGCGCAACGAAACTTCAATTATTGGCGCACCGCTTCGACAGAACTTGTTGCATTGGCTCCAAAAGTACCCTGGCTTGGTCCAGAGGGGACATTTATAGGCGACGGCTGGGCAGAGGCGAATACAGGAAACCCGCCATATTTGGAGTATGACCCAGAAATTGGCATGCCACAGCGCCAGCCGTTGGACACCGGCGCGGCAGCGGGGGCCTTGACCGAGGCCGCGAACGCAAGCGATGACATCAAAGCAACAACAGGGCTTTTTGACGCCTCAATGGGCGCGCGGTCTAACGAAACAAGCGGGAAGGCAATTCTTGCCCGACAACGTGAAGGCGATGTTTCAACATTCCACTTTATCGACAACCTAACGCGGGCATTGCAACACGTTGGCGTCATTTTGGTTGACCTAATCCCGCACGTTTATTCAGCCGAGCGCATGGTTAGAATTTTGGGAGAGGACGAGGAACCCGAAATCGTCCAAGTCAATAAGGAAATGCCGCGCACAAACGATAAAGGCGAACCGGAAACAGACGAGAAGGGCAACCCATTGATGCAGATTTACGATTTGCGGGTTGGCAAATATGACGTAATCGCCAAGGCTGGCCCCGCATTCACTACGAAGCGCGAAGAAGCAGCAACACAAATGATGGAGCTATTGCGCGTTTACCCTGCATCGGCCCCGTTTGTTGCTGATTTGCTGGCTAAAAATCTTGATTGGCCGGGCGCGGACGAAATAGCGGATCGCTTGAAGAAATTCGGGCCAATGGCGCAAAACGAGAGCGAAATCCCGCCAGAAATTCAAGAAAGAATGGCCGAATTTGCCGAAGCAATGGAAAAGCTCAAGGCAGAAAATGAAGAAATGTCTAAAAAATTGGCCGACAAAAGCGCGCAAAACCTTATCGATCTGTTTGAGGCCCGCACTGAGCGCATAGAAGTTGCTATTAAAAACGGCATGGACCCCAGAATTTTAATGGAACTAAAATAACCCAGCACCAGGAGAACTAAACAATGTCAGAAGAACAAACCGCAGCCGCAGAAAGTGCCGCACCGGCACCAATTCCAGCAGCGGAGCCCCGCCCGCACATTGAAGGTGTAACGATCGACAATGATGCGGAGTGGGACGAGGCGGGCAATGATACCAGCGACGATATGGACGCGGCACCGATCGCCGAAAATGAGCAAGTTGCAGACGATCAGCAAGACGAACAAGCCCCGCTCGAAGAAGAACAAGAGCAAGAGGCCCCGCCAGAAGAAGGGGAAGCCGAAACCTTTGAGTTTGAACATGACGGCGAACAGTACAGCGTCCCAAAGCCGCTTGAAGAACTGTTCATGAAACGGGCGGATTATACGCAAAAAACGCAAGAGGTCGCCCGCGAGCGCGAAGCGGTGATAAGGGACCGCGAGATTGTTAATTCAGCGGCAAAGCGTACCGTCGAGATGCAAAACGCGGATTATCGCATGCGCCAAATCAGTTCAGAGCTTGAAGAATATCAAGGCGTCGACTGGCGGTTGGAAGCCCAAGAGAACCCAGAAGGAGCGCAGCGGCATCAAGTTTTGTTTAATGAATTGGAGCGTGAAAAGCGCCAATTAGAGGGCGAAATCGGCGGATTGAAGCAGCAAGAACAAGCCGCACAGCAGCAAGAATACGCGCAACGGGTTGAATCTGGGCTGAATTATGGTAAAGAGAACATACCCGGATGGTCGCAAGAGTTAGCAACCCAAATTGGGACTTTTATGCGGGATCAAGGTTTGTCTGATGAGTTTGTTCAGGAAAACTTTGGCCCAGAGTTCGTAAAAATATCCCATTTGGCCTACGTTGGCGCGAATCTATTGAAAAACCAAAACGACACAACCGCACCCGCGCCGAAGCAGGTCAAGAAGGTTGGCAAGGTTCAATCATCCAAAGCAACAAGCGTTGCCGACGCTGATATCCACGAAGCCACCTCAGACGAAGAATATTTCGCTATTCGCGAAGCCCAGCTAAAGCGGCGGGGATAAACGCCAAAAGGATTTTAAACAATGGCTGATCGCGTATTAACCGCTTCCATTATCGCCCGTGAGGCGGTGATGGTTCTTGAAAATAACCTAGTTGCCGCAAAGAACGTTTACCGAGGTCATGAAGATGACTTCAAAGACAAGGTAAACGGCTACAAAATCGGCGATTCCGTTGACATCACCCGCCCTGCAAAGTTCACAGTTCGCAGCGGTGCCACAGCTTCAGCGCAAGACGTTGTTGAAGGCGAATTCACCATGACGGTTGATCAACAAAAGGGTGTTGATTTCGATTTCACGTCAAAACAACTTTCTTTGGACATCGACAAGCTTTCTGAGCGTGTTATTCAGCCCGCAATGACTGCAATCATGAACGAAATCGACAAAGACGTGTTGTCTATGGTCAAAGAAGTGCCCAATTGGGTTGGCACACCAGGCCAAACAATCAATTCGTTTTCAGACCTTTCTAAGGGCCCAGAGCGCATGGATGAATTTGGCGTTGGCCCAAATCGCAATGGTTTTTTGGCACCAGCCGATTCTTGGGGATTGATTAACTCAATTGGCGGCACATCTGGCCCACTCCAATCAGAAGCGCAAAAGGCGTATAAAGACGGTCTACTAACCCGCGTTGCGGCAACTGACCTTTATGCCGCTCAAAACGTCTACCGCCACACAGTAGGCGCACACGGCGGCACCCCGCTTGTAAACGGGGCGTCTCAAAATGTGGCATACAGCGCGGCGCAAGACAGTGACGAGCAGTCGCTAATTACTGACGGTTGGACGAATGACATTACTGGCATTTTGAAAGCAGGCGACATCATCACAATTGCTGGTGTTAACGCGGTTAATTCGGTGACCGGTGAAGATTTGGGCTTTTTGCGCCAGTTCGTTGTAAAGGCGGACGCAGACTCAGGCGCAACAACAGGCCCAGCCACGTTGACAATTTCACCGGCGATCATCACAAGCGGCGCGTTCAAAACTTGTTCGGCCGCACCGGCTGACAACGCGGCGATCACTGTTTTGGGTACCGCAAGCACCACATACCCGCAAAGCACGATCTTGACACCTGACGCGTTCTCACTCGCAATGGTTCCGATGGTCATGCCCGCAGCGGTTAAAGGTGGCGCGCGTGCCACTCGCAACGGCATCAGCGTTCGGATTTTGCCGACCTACAATGGCACATCTGACGTATCAAGCTGGCGTTTGGACGTTCTTTATGGCAAGAAAGTAATTGACGCACATAAAGCGTGTCGGATTTCTGGCACAGCTTAAAGGGTTGTTCTTAGTTTAGAGTAAGCAACAAGGGGCGTCTTTCGGGCGCCCCTTTTTTATAACCAGAAGGAAAAAGACATGAATAAGAAACGTGAACCAATCCCGACATGGGCATATAAGGGCAAAGAGGCAAAATGTTTCCCAGATGTTTCGGAAGTGCCAAAAGGCTGGCATGACAACCCAGCGGATGCACTGGCCGAATGGGAAGATAAAAACCCAACCGGCGACGTGACCGCAGAGGGCGTATTAGAGCGCGAGCAAGCCGTCAAAAAGCGAGAACAAGCTTTAGCTGAGGCGGAGGACGCGCTAAACGACAAAAGCGCAGCCCTTGGGTCCCGCGAAACAGTGGTTAAAGGCCGCGAGCAATCTTTAGCGATTGCAGAAAAGTCGCTTAAAGAAAGCCAAGCCGCGCTTAACGCTCAAGAAAAATCGGTAAAAGAGGCGCAGGCATCATTCGACGCGGCAAAGGCGGCTCAAGATAAAGCTAACGCAGCAGCGAAAGCGCCGCAGAAAAAGCCTGAATAATCTAACCACACAACGCAGGGGCCGAGAACATGGCAGAGACAAAAGCAAGCCTAAAATCTGACATATCGGATTGGGCGGTCAGAACGCTAACAGACGCGGAATTGGAACGAATTATCAAGTTTGGCGAATCTGGCTTGAATAAGAAAATTCCAGCTATTGCGAAAAGTTCATCGGCCCTTGCGACAGTTGCCGACAGCGCAACCGTTGACATTTCTTCACTAAATGCAAAAATTGTGCGCGCTGTTTTTATCCAATATGACAGCATCGAAGAAACGGAAATCACAAAGGGCTCGCCAACGGCCCCGCGCTTGCTTACCAGCGGCAGGCCCACAACTTACACAATCGAAAACAGATCGACTATTGTATTTAATCGGCCCGTAAACGGCGCATACACGATCCGCGTAGCATATGATGAGCAATTGAATTTGCATGGCGGCGATGATACGGCGGAAAATTGGCTTTTGGAAGATCACCCAGACGTTTACCTGGCCGCTTGTATGATTTGGAGCTCAACGCGGGTTGAAGATGTCGAACAGATAGCGGTTTGGACGCAAATGCTAAAGACAGACCTTAGCGGTATAATTTCAACCATTCGGCGCGAAAATAAAGCATCTTTACGGGTCGATAACGCTTTGTTGGAGTGGTCAGAGTGACGGATTTGCCCATAGGCGCATGGCGCCCTGATTTGCCACAAACGGCCCCTAATTTAGCGGGCGACGTTCTTAATGTTCTGCCCATTCAATCCCAAAACGGCATTGGTTGGGGGCCAATGAAGCAGCTTGCCAACCCAGACGGCGCCACAGCGCTAGGCGAAGCTCCAAGAGGCGCCGCGAACGTGTTTTTAAATGACGGTTCAAGCCAAGTATTTGTTGGGACGGCTGACGATATCTACAAGCTAAATGGCGATTACACATGGACGGCGATTGGCCCCGGGACTTTTGCGGTGCCAACGGGTGACGATTGGTCATTTGCCCATTTTGGCGATTGGTTGCTTGCAACAAATGCAACAGACGGGCTTTGGGCGTACGACATCAATAATGGCGGCGCAATGGTGAACATAACAGCCGCGCCCGTTGCGAAATATATTTTCGTCACAAATAACATGGTTGTTGCGCTGCAATGCGACGGCGATCTAACGCTTTTAAAGAACAGCGATTTTAACGACCACACAGAATGGGTGAACGGCGCGGCGGATAGTCAGCAATTCCTAGAGGGTGGCGACTTAATGGGCGGCGCAGACTTGGCAAACAGCCAAGCCATTTTGGTTCAGAAGAACCGCGTTAGCCGCATGGATTTCACCGGATCGGGCAACCTAATTTGGACAAACCCAACGGTTTCAAATCAAATCGGCGCATCATCGCCGGGGTCAATTGTTAGTCATGGCGGCGTTGTTCGCTTTTTGGGGCTGGACGGGTTCTGGGAAACCGACGGCTTTTCAATGAAGCCCATTGGCGCAGAAAAGATTAATCGAACATTTTTGGCCGACACATCGCCTGATGATCGCCTTCGCGTCCAAGGCGGCGTTGACCCTATCAACAAGGTGATTTGGTGGCGGTACAAATCTTTGCAATCCGTTGACGTTGAAATCTATCAAGACATGATCGGCTACGATTGGCAGCTGCAAGAATGGACGCGCTCAGATTATGCAACTTACGGCTTATTTACACTCGCAACCCCAGCAACGACGCTTGATGAGATCGGCAATATCGACACGATCACCCGCAGCTTAGATTCTTACTTTTGGCTAGGCGGCGGGCGAAACGTTGCGGTGATTGACGAGAATTACAAAATTGCGTTTATGACGGGCGATAATTCTTCTGGGCATATTCAAACAAACACAGTAAGCCCAGTAGGCAAGGCACCTCTTATCCGCGAGATTGAGCCCGAAACAGATTGCGACAGTGTCACGGTGGCAGTCGGGTATAAGACAACGTTGAAAGATGATTTTACGTGGTCAAGCAACTATTCGTTAACCGACGGTGTGGCATATCCGCGAAATAGAGGGCGTTTCTTTGCGTTTAAACTAAACATTCCAGCGGATGAAATTTGGAACGACGCGACGGGCTTTATTAACATGAGGGCGAGCAGTGGAGGGCGCAGAGTATGACAAGCGCATATAGCTTTGACAGTGGCGCGCTTATCCCCGCGCATGTACATTTATCTGGGACCGGCGCAACGGAAATAATCCCCAGCCAGTCGACTGCAGTTATTACCAGTATAATTTTGGCCGATATGAGTGGCAACGGTGACACTGTTTTGCTCGATATTTATGACGGCACAACGCAAACGGTTATTCAAAAGGTGGCAACAGTCCCCGCAAACGGGACTTACGAGCTTCCATTTGATCAGCTGATCCTAAAATCTCAATCTTTGCGCGCAACCGCGACAACGGCGGGGCGGATAAACGTTTTTGCGAACTACGTGCGGCCAAAAAGATGAAAACTTACGTTGAAGTCATTACGCCAGAAACAGCAAAAGAACATTGGGGGCAGATATTCCCCCCCCTCGAAAAGCTTGTTCTGGCAGAAAACGACAACGAGGCCGATTTTAAAGAAAAAGTTTGCACTGGAATTATCGACCTTTGGATGGTACATGGAAAAGGCAAAGGATTTATTGCAACCCAGATCAACGGCGACGAAAAAACGACTTTTCAGATACTTTACGCCGTTGGGAAATGGGACGGGAAACAAAACACCCGCGCAATAATTCAGCAGTTCGGCAAACTGGCTAAGGCCAACAATTGTCATTCCCTCAAAATCACCGGTCGAAAAGGTTGGAAAAAGATTTTTCCAGAATTTGACGCCCAGATTGACAGTAACGGCAAGTGCACACTCCGAAAGGCTTTATAAATGGGTAGTAAAGGCGAAGATACCAGCAAACCAACAGACAAAACCCCGTGGCAGGGTGGCGCACCGAAAAACGACCCCGAAGGATTTAAAAAGAGCATCGGCGGAACGGCGCAGCTTTTGTTTGAACGCGGCCCTGAGTTTTTCGACAAGGATTTGCATGCGGGTTTTGGTGGCAAGACAACCGCCGCACTTGACGCAATAAGCCAGCGCGCGGGGCAGGGCGGGCAAGTATTTGAAAAAGCTTTGATGGGCGCGGAACAGTCGCTTGACAGCGCTGCGGCCCCAGGGCTCGCTAGATCAAATCTAATGGGCACAGCAACCGGCCAAAATTTGGGCGGGAACAATCCATTTTTCAAAGAAGGTATTGAAAACGCCATAGAAGACGCGCGCCGCGATGTTGGGGCCGCATTTAACGCAAGCGGGCGTTTTGGTGGCGGATCACATGCTGGCAAGCTAATGAACACGGCAGGGCGGATCAGAACGGACGCATTTAACCAAAACTATGAGCGCGAACGCGATAGGCAATTGCAGGCGATTAACGCAATCACCGGCGAAGATCAGGGCCGAACAGCACAGCAGTTGGCGATATCTAGCGCGTTGCCAGAGCTTTACGAAGCTTCATTCATGCCGGAAAACAAGCAATTATCAGTTGGGCGCGCCGAAGATCAGAATACACAAGCCGAATTGTTGGCGCAGGCCGATTTGTTTGATCGCGGTTCAGACTTTGCGCACCTTGCGAAGTTTATCAATATGAACCCAGAGGCTTACAAAGAAGCCAAAAAATCAAACCCGTTTTTCGATATTCTGGGGCTGGGCATTCAGGCCGCGCCCCTTCTTTTGTAGGGGTGTAACATGGGACTTTTAACGAAATACGGTGTTATTCAGCCAAACCCCTTCTTTGACGCCATTTCAGAGAACGCGAACATTGTATCTAATTTGGGGCGCAGCATGGTCGGGGCAACTGACTTCAGCGATTTTGCCCGCCGTGCATCGGAAGGATACGCACCAGCGCGCCAGAGTGACCAGCTTGCGCAGGTCGAAGTCATAAAAGAACAACGTCGACTTGCGGACTTAGACCGGCAGGAGCGCATGAAGCAAGACGCATTAGATTTTGTAACCCGCCGCGGCGGCGCGGACGCCGAGAGATTGACGGCAGGTATTAAAAGCGGTGCGCTTGAGGCTGCCGAGGCGTTCAAAACAGACACAAGCGACAAGTTTGACGAATACGGGCTATCGAAAACGGGCGCCAAATCGCAGCAAATGAAACTTTTGATTCAGCAAGGCGTCCCAGAGGATGACGCGCTGGGCATTGTTTCAGGCCGGTATAAAATCCACACAGACCCGTCAACAGGCCGCACCAGCAAAGTTGACATGGTTACAAACCAGCTGGTCCCGTTCGAATTGCCAATTGATACCGCTCAAAGCGCGGTTCCAAGCGCTGAGTTGCCAACGGGGGATTTCCAAGGCGGCGGAAGGCAAGAGGGTCTATATGATCAGGCGGGCGATGCGACGGGGGTTAGCTCTACGGTTTCGAATGTTCTAACAAACACCCTTGGGCAATTGCCCGGCGACCTTGGGCGGGCATTCACTAACGAAGAAGCGGCCCGTGCCGACGCTGAATTCCAGCTTTTTAAGCGCGATTTGATCCGAGCACTGTCGCTTAACCCACGTTTCCCGGTCGCCGAACAACAACGCATTGAAAACTTGATACCGCGCGGCGCCATTGTTTCAGAAACAAAACTAAAGCTTGCGCTGGAATCTCTTGACGCTGAACTTGCAAGGCTTGAACAACAAACGATTGCAACGTTAAGTCAGCCAAACCAAAATCTCGAAGAACGGGCCGAAGACTTGCAGTCATTGAGGGCTTTGCGAGCCGCGCGCGAACGATTGGCGGTGCCACAGCAAGGCGGCGCTGGCGACCTATACGATAAATATGGATTAGAGCGGTAGGCGGTTTATGGCTGATTTAGGGCGCGTAAAACGAAACATCAAAAAGATGCTGGACGGCGGCGCTTCTGAGGAAGAAGTTGACCGCTATATTGCGTCAGAAAACACCACAATTGAAGCTATTCGCAGCGCGCCCCTTGATGGGCAATCAGCCCCGCAACCCGAACGGCAGGATATAAATCCTGTTGCCGACGCAGCGTTTCAATTTGCGGGGCCAGGGTTCAATAAGGGGCTTTATGATTTTGCCTCTTTACCTGCAAACTTGCTTAATGCCGTGATTGAAGGCTCGAATACTGTAAGCCAAGGCATTACAGGCGACCCAACGGCCGGTACAGATTTTCGATTTAAGGGGCCGCTTGCAGCGATCCCAGAGCTTGAGCAATTCTTTGTTGAAGGCGACCCACGATTGCAGCCAGCCACATCGGCGGGGCGCGTCGCAAAGCGCGTAGGGGAATATGTCGGGGCGGATGCAATTCCAACCATGTTGACAATTGGTGCAGCGCCGACCGTAAAAGCCATAACAGAAACCGCAAAACAAGGTATTCCAAGACTCGCAAATATTGCAGCAACAGGCGTAACCCGCGCACCGGGCGCGGTTGCGGCGGGCGAGATTACATCAAGCGTAACGGCTGGGCTCGGCGGTGAAATCGGGCAAGCAATCGGCGGCGACACCGGCGAGCTTATAGGTGCACTCGCTGGCGGCATTGCTGGCCCTGAAATCTTGGCGCGCACACCCGCAAATCTTGCTCGCAAGGGCGTCGTTCGGCTGAAGGATCATTTCAACCCTGAGAAGGTCGCGGCTCGCGCTGACACACAAACACGGCGATTGGTTAAAGAGGCGATTGAAGAAGGTGGAGACGCCGCAATCAGAGAAACCGCGCAGTTACAGCGCGATATCCCTGGCTATAAGCCGTCTGTTGCCGAGGCAACGGAAAGCCCTGATTTTATTGCAACCCAGCGAGCGTTTGAACAGTCATCTTCTGGCGCGGACCTTAACCGCGCTAAGCGGCGATATGAATTGAATGAGGAAGCCGTGCGACAAGCAGCGCTTGATCAAGCACCGGACAGCCCAAGATCGCTTGACGACGCGTTGATTGACCGGCGCACACCAGCCGCAATCGAAATTATAGACGATGCAGATTTGGTCGCGGCGCGTTCACAATCAGAGCTTGCAGACGATTTGCAATCTGGGCGCAGTCGCGGCGAGCTAGGCGCGGAAATGCGCCAAGAGCTTTCTAATGTTCGAACGGATATGAAGGAGCAATTGCGGATCACAGCCGAAGATATGGGGCTAAACGATCCCGCCGCGCGCTTTAATTGGAAGGTTGAAAAGCAGTCAATTATTGACAGCGTGACCCCAAGGTCAAAACTTGCCGACAAGTCAGCACTGCCAACGTCAATTGTTACAGATATAGAGCGAATGGGCGACGATGTTTCAATCGTTGACTTGATGGAGTTGCGCAGTCGGATTTCGAGCGATATTCGAGAGGCGCGCCGCACACCGACAGGCGAGAAGCGCGCCCCCTATCTTGCCCGCATGCAAGAGGCGGTAGACGATGCGACCACTCGCATTATCAGTCAATCAGACGACCCTGATTTGGCAGATCGCCTAATTGAATATCGAAAAATCTATTTTGATGACTTGATCGAGCCGTTCGAAAAGGGCGCAGCGGGGCGCCTTTTGTCCAAAGACATAAGCGGCGATTATAAAGTCAGTGACGAAAAAGTTGCCAAACAGTATTTTGACACATGGTCAGAAAGCTCGGCAAAACAGTTCAATCAAACCTTTAAAAACAGCCCCGCAGCATCTAAAGCGATGGAAGCCGCAGCCTTTGACAGTCTTTTTGAGGCGTCAGTTCGCGACGGCATTATTCAGCCAAATCTAATGGAGGCTTGGGTGCGCAGGCATGCCGATACAATTGGGCAATTCCCAGAACTTCGCGCAAAAATCGACCAAATTGAGGGCGTGAATCAGCAACTCGCTCAGCGCCGCGCAACTTTAAACGATCGAAAAATTAAGGCCGAGCGATCAGTTTTGGCTCGCGAATTGGCAAAAGTCAGTGATGGGCTCGCCGCGCCGGAGAAAGTTCTAGACGACGCCCTAAAGAGCCCCGCCCGCATGGCTAAAATTGTTATGGGCATTCGCGACGCAGACTCCACAAAGGCAATCGCGCGTCACTTCTGGGATAGCGCCTTATCCGCGCAATCGCCAATGGGCTACTTAAACCGATATGAGAAATCTTTGCGAATCTCAATGGGGGATGAATTCTACAACCGAGCAAAACGACTCGCCCGTGCAGTCGAAAAAAATCAGCTTGTTCCCCGCCCTTCTGGGCGCCCAATTGACGCAAACCCAACCGCACAACTTGAAAGCGTTCTGGGTACCGGGTTAAACCAAATTTCATCTCGCATATTCGCGGTGAAATCTGGCAGAACATCGGCGCGCTATGCTGTGGCCGATATTGTTGGGCGCGCATTCCGGCAGATGACCGGCGACGCAGCGCGGAAGGCATTGCAGGAAGCTTTATATGACCCACGCATCGCCAAAGATTTTGAGGATGTATTGCGGTTCAAAAACCTAACGCCCGCCGCAGCGAAACGGCTGCACACTCACTTAATCGGGACCGGCGCGATTGCGTTAAACAAAGAGGCTGTTGAAGATGACACAAATTAATTTGCCGCCAGAAGATGAACAGCAGCTTATGCGATTGGTCGCCACAGAGGTTGACCACAAGCTTGCGCAAACAAACCCAGCGGAATACCGCAAGCAGGTTGCGGGGGTCATTGATACAGCACTGAACCGCATGGCGTCCGGGCAATTCCCAGATGACTTGACAGATGTTGCCAACCAGCGCCGCCAGTTTTCAAAGATCACCGGCCCCGCTCGGCTTAACCCATATGGTAGCATTGAAGAAACGCCCGACAGTGTAATTCCTGACGTTATGCTCCAGCCATTTCAAGAGCATTTGGCCGCGCGCAAAGCTGGGGAGCGCTCAAGCGTTGGCGGGAATCTTCATTATGCAAACCCAAATTTCAGCGATGCTAAAAACCGGGAGTGGATAGACAAACTTGAAGGGCCAACTTTTGGGGCCGGTCAGCGCGTCCACAAACACGGGACAACGCAGGGGTTTTACCCTATGGAAGCGCAGTTCCAAGACATCGTACCGCCACCGCGGCCGTCAGACGAAGAAACAGGCAGCGCGCAGGCGCAAGCCGTCAACCCTCTTATGCAGCCGTTTGAAAAAGGCGATATCGAACAGCCACAATTGCCACGGCCTCGTCCAGATCGCCAAAAAGATGAAGGTATGGCCCCGCTAAAACCAAATCCGTTCATTGATGGATCATTTGATGCGGTGGCGGACGTGCAGCCGCCAGATGTTTTAAATGAAGCTATGCGGCAACGCTATGTGCCAACAAACCAAGAGCGGATTGATGCGGCGTTTGATGCCGCGGAGCAAAACCCTGGCAATGATGATTTAAGCAAAGCTTTGCAGCAAAAATTCTTGCCGCCCGCAACAACGAAAGTAAAAATCGAAGGCGCTGACCCCGCGTCAATGGCTGGCGCAGCACAATTACCACGGGATTTTAGGCCGGATATAGCGCCGAAGATAGACGAGCCACAAAGTGATGTTTTTGACCCGACGCGCAGTCGCGTGGTGCGAAGCCTTCAAACAGCGGGGCCAGCTGGCATGAGCGCTATGGAGGCAGCCGGTGCCATGCCTTTGTTGTCGGAGCCTACACCCCCGCCCGCAAATAATTTGGTGGATCGCCCCGCTCCGACGCCGCCACCCCGCAGCCCAAATGCAAGCGGAAGGCGTTCACTATTATCCCAGATCGCGCCAACCGCCTCAAATGCCCTACATGATTTCGGCGGGCAAAAGGATGCAATAAAGATCGAAGGGCGCAACCGCCTCAAGAACGCTTTTAGCCAATCCACATTTGGGCGGACGCTTGAAGAAACGACGCTTGATGACTTGAGAAAGCAGCATGGCGACGCTCTAAAGGTTGGTAAAAATGGTTATGCTTATTTAGATCAAGGCAAAGATCGGAAAGACAGATATAAGCAAATTGGCATTCTAAGCGACGATGATGCGCGGCGTTTGGGCGTTAAATCGGCTAGAGAAGGCCGTCGCCCATTGAAAAGAACCAGCGTTTTTAGGAACCCAGAGCGCACAACCAAGCAAGACGAGCGAACCCCAAGAAAGCGCATTTCTTTGCGCAGCATTTTCGGGCTTTAAGGAGAAATCAATGAGCATTTATCTTTGGTCAACGACAGCCGCAGACAATGATAACGCGGACGCTGGGATCAACTGGCTTGAAGGGCAAATGGGCGGCACTGTAAACAACAGCGCGCGCGCAATGATGAAGCGACAAGCTGATTGGCTTTATGACAATAGCGGGCAGATCACAGCGGGCGGTACGGCGGACGCATTAACGGCGACGACGCGCGACCCGTTTGCCGCATATTCCGGCAATATTTCCATCAAGATTACCGCAGCGGCAGACAATACCGGGGCGGCAACACTCAACGCTAATAGTGTCGGCGCGAAGAAAATTCGTAAACTGACAAGTGCGGGCGAGGTCGCCCTTGCGGCTGGCGACATCAAAAACGGCAACGTCTACAGCTTGATGTATGCAACTTGGGCCGACAGCGCCGCTGGTGCGTGGATATTGATCAATCCAACGGGCAACCAAGAAACGGTTAATAACGACGATTGGTCAGGCACCGATTTGGCCGTTGCAAATGGCGGCACAGGATCGTCAACAGCAGTCGGAGCGCTGACCAGCCTTGGCGCCGTCGCGCTTGCTGGCGACACTATGTCAGGCACTCTATCTATGGCGGGGGAGATTGTTGACAATCCCTTGCTGCAAAATGTGCCAAGTATTAACGGCGGGCCACTAGGCGGCTTTCGTAACAAGATCATCAATGGTGATTTTGATGTATGGCAGCGCGGGACGAGTTTCGGACCGGACACAACGACCGAATATTCTGCCGACAGATGGGTCAAAGCGCCTAGCGGTGCAACCACCACATTATCCCGACAGGAGCACACATTAGGCCAAACAGGTGTCCCCGGTAACCCAAAATATTTCATGCGGTATCAAGTCACCGCCGCCGACGATAATGCTGGATTTTACCAGAGAATAGAAGGGGTTAGTAACTTTTCTGGCAAGAAAATAACTGCCACCTTCTATATTAAACATGTCACTTCGGGGCCAACGAACATCACCCTTCAAATGCGACAGCATTTTGGGTCTGGGGGCTCACCTAGTTCTGATGTCAACACGTCAACCGTGGTTTCGGTAACATCTTCGACAAGTTGGCAAAAAGCGCAAGTTACCGTAGATATGCCGTCGATTTCTGGCAAAACATTGGGCTCAAATGGCGATGACTATATTCAAGCGTATATCTACAACACAGCGAATGAAGCGTTCGATATGGACATCTCTCATGTTTCTATTGTCGAAGGCGATGCGACAAACGAAGACGACCCGTTTTCACCGCGCCCTATTCAGCAAGAACTCGCTTTGTGTCAGCGATACACTTATGCAACCAATAGGGATTTGAGAATTGTAAACACCACAACGCAAACCGCCTTTTCTGGTGACTTCGCGTTATATCAGGGCTTTCCTGTTACAATGCGGAGCGTTCCAACCCACACGTTTAATATTGTCGCTAATCTTAACCAAACTTTGCCCGGTACGAGCTTTTTAAATGAGGATGGTGTGGGTTGGGTCGCCACTGGGTACGCATCGGGGGACTACCTTTACACTAATGGCCACTTGTTCGCCGCGGAGTTATAATCATGGACATTCAAACCGCAGTTTACACCGAAAACAACGCTTCAATTATTGTAAATGGTAGCATCACTGTCCCTGTGGCAGGGGGGAACCGCGATTACCAAGCAGTTCTTGCATGGGTTGCGGAGGGCAACACGATTGCCCCCTATGTTGCGCCACCTGCTCCATTTGCCGCCCTATCTCGACCGGCGTTTTTATTCATGGCAGCCAAAATAGGCATGACGGAAAGCGTCATTCTTGGCGTTATTGCGACCATGCCGGAAAGCACTCAAGAAGAACAAGACGCTAAAATGTTGGCAGAGATTGTTTTCAAAAATCAACAAAGCTTTGAAAGAGACAATGCGCTTTTGGTGTCTCTTGCCGCATCAGCGGGGCTAACTACTGAGCAAGTTGACGCAGCTTGGCGCACAGCAGAGGCAATTGAGTGGTGATATGTTTGGATTCAACGAAGCCTGCAATTGGTGGTTTGAGGGCTTCTTTTTTTTAGGATCGTGGGCTCATTGTTGTTTGAACCACGATAAAATTTATGAATTAGGCTTTGACAAATTAGCCGGTGATTTTGAGTTAATGTTATGCGTTGGGAGTTCGGCGGCCCACCCTTTCGCCAGCCTTTTATATTGGGTTGTTGGCTTGTTGATGTTTTTAGCAACATCGCTTTTTGGGTGGGTTTGGTATATTAAGGCAAGAAAAGAACGAGAAGGCAAAACAATGGCAAGACAACGCACCACAGAAAATGGCGTAAAGCTTTTAAAGGAGATCGAGGGAGTAGTGCACACTTGCTACCTTGATTCCGTTAACGTCGCAACAATATATGTTGGGTTCACCAGACATTCGGCGGTGGTCCGCCGTGAGCTTGGCAAGTTAATCCCAGGCAAAACAAAAATCACAAAGGCGGAAGGTGACCGCATTCTAAAGCTTATGCTGGCTGAAGAATACGAGCCCCCCGTTGTTGCCGGTATGCCAAACGCGAAGCCATACGAGTTTGACGTTGGCACATCGGTTTGCTGGAATCTTGGCCCTAAATCAATGTCATGGAATTGGGCGAAGCTTTTCCGCGCGGGCAAGATCAAAGCCGCAGCGGACTATTTGTCGAAGAACTATAATAAAGCCGGTGGCCGCGTCATCAAAGGGCTAACCCGCCGTCGCGAGCGTGAGGCTCATCTGCTTGCAACTGGTGATTATGGGTTTGGAGGCGTCAAAGCCGCCGGTGCACCTCGAAAAGTCACCAGTCAGCCAAAAGCAGCCGACCCGGTTGTCGTCGCAGTTCAAGAGCTTTTGACAGGGCAAGGTTTTGACCCAGGCAAGATTGACGGTTGGATGGGGCAAAAAACCAAAGCTGCAGTTTTAGCGTACCAGAAAACTCACCCGCATTTGACCAATGACGGGGTTATTGGGCCAGCCACAATCGCGCAACTGCAGCGCGACAGTGAAGCCGTAAAAAAGGTGATCGAACGCACAACCAAAACAAGCAGCATTCCTGCAGTCATTGCAGGCGGGGCAGCGTACGCGCAAGGCTTGCCGTGGGGCTACATTGCTGGCGGCGTCGTTTTACTCGCCCTGGCGTGGTTTATCTGGGCTAATCGCGATATTTTTACGCGGCGGTTCAACACTATTCGCGGGATAGAGGTTGAGGTTTGATGATCTTTGCAAAAATTAAGGGTTATTTGGCACTCGCAGGCGGGGCGGTTTTGGCCGTTGCCGCCGCTTTTGTTTGGGGCATATTCACAGGCAAAAATATACAGCGAGCGGATTCTATGCGAAAAGAGCTTAAGGATCGACAGTATATCGACAAAAAGCGCCACCAAATTTCTCAAATGAGCGACGACGAACTTACAAAGGAGTTGGAAGGAAAATGGACAAGGCGCTAAAATTCTCGCTCATTATTTTGGTCGCGTTTTCTCTTTCAGCTTGCAAAACAACAAGCGCCGCGCTTTGTGGCGTTTTACCAATTACACTTGAAAAAGGTGAAGCCCGCCAGTTATCAACAACCACAAAACAGAAGATTTTGACGGCCAATGAAGCAGCTAAGGGCATTTGCTGAAAACTTTAAGGGGCGCGCCGTGGAATGGTTGAGCCATATACTAGGAGACAAGGCCGAGCTTGCAACGGCGGGGCTCGCGGGCTCTACGGTTAGCGCGGCAGTCGATTGGCGCGGGGTAGCCGCAGCAATGCGGCGGATTGTTGTAGGTACGTTATGCGCCATGTTTCTTTCACCGCTTGGCCTGCCTCTTCTGCGGTGGCTTTTGAGCGGTGCAAAAATACCGGTTGAAAATGCAGCCGGTATGAGTGGATTTTTAATGGGCGTTCTTGGCGTTGTGTTTATCGAATACTTGTTGCGCGTCTTTCGCGTTAAGCTAAACTCAGTCACAGGAGCGACGGGGAAAGATGATAGTAAAGATTGAGCGCAGGCAGGGACAGGCAATTGAGGCGGCAATTGGACAAAGCCGCGTCTTGTTCGTTGCCGCTATTATCTTCATGGCGTGGGTTGTTCTGTTGTCGTCGCGCGAGCCTCTTTCTTATCTTGAGGCGAAGTATTTCCCAACGGTAACCAACTTTACGCAAAACCTAGATGTTTCATATTGTGACGGTTCTGACGCTATCGTTTTTGGCACAATGAACAAGTTGCGCGGCAATTACATATCACAGCAGCACCAGACCTTTTATTTTCTTAAAGATCAGGAATATCAACAACGCGCTTTTGTGACGTTTTTAGACCAGCCAGAGAACCAAACGCGGAACAGATCGCCACACAAGCAAACGTGGGGGCCTTGGCTTCTACATGATGCTTGTAGTGGGGAGTTCGACGCATGGGCGACATCGGTTGGTCACGAGTCATTCCACCCGTTTTGGATTTTAAAAACCTCTTTGGGGCCGTTCGATATCCCTAGTAAATCGGTTGCGAAATGAATGGGGCCTAAAGCCCCATTATCGCCCGTTGTTTTTTCGCAACGCTATTCGCTTCCGCAATCCCCGAATAAATGCCGATATAAACGCCTTTGACAATTACCATAAAGCTATCGTTTTTGGGGTAGACGTTGCGCGGAAGCCCTGGGTTAACCATTCGAGAATGAGCCCAATTTTTAGGCATTGTAATGTCCCGCAAATTTTCAATTTTGTCGTTGGTTGCATCTCGATCGTGGTGGTCGATAGTATGCTCAGGCCATTTCCCCACATTCAAAACCCAAACAATTGTCGCGCGCCAAAAAGTAAACGTCTTGTTGTTCACGCGGAAACTGACTTGCCAGCGCTTATGCTTTTTATGGAAATTGCCGACAAAGCGCCCCGTTTTTTTGTTGCGCACCATGCCGTCGATATATTCATAATCATCGAGAATTTTAGCCAATACAGACTTTGACTTTCTGCTCATTTCACACCTTTAAAGTAAGCCGTCAATAACGCTTTGCAAATAATCCTTCTGGCTTGACACCTCAGCGTTATAGACAAGTCTTTTAGTAATCGCTATTTTTCGATGCAGCGCGACGCTTCGCAAAGACGCGACATTTGGATCGAGCGCCGAAATATGCGCCCTTTTCATTCGCTTGCGGTGCTGGTCGGGCGTTAGCTTCAAAATCCGCCGCAAATCTTCTTTCGCCCATACTGTATCTATTGCCTCTTGCGGCCCGCTACCTATGGGGCCTAATCCTGAATTTGTCAGTGGTGACGCACCTAGTGACAGCTCTGAAGCCGCCGAGTCTATTGCCTCTTTTGCGGTGGCTGGTGCGGCAACAGCCCCCCCGACTAGCCCTTTTAAAAAAGATCGTCTTTTCATAACTTGGTCCTCAGCAATTCGACCTCAAGCGCGGATTTCTCGCGAATTGAAAGTTCGTTCATTGTTTTTTGGTCGGAGATTTTGCGTTCAACGTTGCCCGCCATTGTCTCAAATTCCGCAATCGCGTTGCGGATTTCGGCCAATTCGTTCGACAGGGCCATAATTTCGCTATTGCCCGCAGAGATAGAAATCTCAAGTTCATCTCGCCGCGCCTCAACCGGCGACTGTTCGGGCTTTTCGTTTAGCCCCTTGCTTGCAGCCGCGATCCGCGCCCAACGTTCGTGATTTTCCATTGTTTCACCTTTTAGCTTTTAGAGATTATTAAAATTTGGCTCTACATATCCGTCATCGCCTGGTTGCTTTATGTCGCCCGCAGGCGGTTCGCTTGGCATCGCGTTCGCCGCGCTTTTCGTTTTCCATTTTGTGTGATCTTCGAAATGGTGCGAATAGATTAAATCTCGAATAGTGGGCTCAAGCGACTTGTAAAACCCCTCATACCCGCCAGCGTCCGCCGCAGTTTGGCAGTCTTTACGCAGCTGTTCGGGCAGCTTGGGTTTTTCTTGCGGGGTCCCAATCCCCAGCCCGTCCGTGTCCTCGCTGGTGACGATATTGAGCATTGCGACAGCCGTGTATCGCTTACCATAGGACAAAGTGCTGCCAGCGCCCTGCACGTCATTTTTTGAGCCGCTTCTATCAGCGGGCAGCTTCATATACCCGCTTCTTTCGACATGGCCGCCAACGTGAGACAATATTGCGCAAACTTGCGTCATGTTGTTGTCGTCTTGCTGGTCAAACCGAAGCGCAAAGCCATGTGATTGCAGAATAGGACGAATAACGCGGTCAATATCTTCCCATCTTGCATATTTAGATTGGATGCGCCCATTTTTGCCAGTTATAGAACCATTTTTATCAATTTCCGGCAGTTCGGATTGCATGCGAATAAATGCCTGTTCAAATGCTCGCTTGGCGTCGCGTTCTTCGATTTGCATTTGCATAGATAAGAGCGCTTGCATTTTTTCGACATCAACATCTGGGTTGGAGGCCGCGCTTGAAATAATCGCCAGCATACTTAAATCGCTGGCATCTTCTTTTTTTACGTCTGTTGAAACTTGAGTTTCCATTTCACACCTATTCGTTTAGGAAATAATCGCTAAAATCCGCGTCGCCTATTGTACCAGTTGGGTCTATTGGGCGCCATTCATCGACCCCATAAATTTCTTGATTTCGCTGAAAAATCTTGGCGCAATGTTCCATGTAGGTGGCCGCTTTTCTTGCTAAAAAAGATGGATTTTCATGGCATCCAATGTTGTGCTTTATGCTGTCATCAGTCAGACCATCCCGCCACTTTGTTATGGGTTCTTGGGTCATTGCCCATAACTTCAAAAGAGTATTTGGAACGCCGCTTTTTTGCTGGAAAAGCCACCAAAATTCGTGCGGGTTTTTATTCGCGCGCAAGTTTTCTATAAAAAGCTTTTGATTTTCATCACCCTCAATTACGGGCAATTCACCAGCCTTAGTCAACTGGACGGCATGCCAATAAATAAAGGCTTGCAGCCAATACCCTTCATATTGAATCGCTTGCGTGATTACCATATCTGTTGATTTTTTTCGGTAGTTTTCGAATGTTTTCATATCCAAGACGTGCCATAACGACAGGTAATCAATTCGGCACTTCCATTGAACGCCAAGCGCATCGGTCCATAGAACCGTTACCTCAGAATACCCGCCCTCAACATATCGAGAGAGTGACTTATCCTTGTGTATCGCTTCGACATCTTTCATCAATTGGTCATAATACGGCCCGTCAATTGCAATCTGATCCTTGCCCAACGAACGGTTAAATTCGTCCAAAATAATCTCGAAAATAGGTTGAGAATATCCCAAAGATTTCAACCGAATAGCGCGCTCTAACTTCTTTTCACCCGCTTTTGTCATAGCTTCGCCGCGTGACTTCAATTCGCTTTTTATTTCGTCATCTTTAAGCAATGCAGTCGGGAAGTCAGCCTCAACTGGACGACGCGCATAGATTTCAGCAAACCTATCGGGCTCCAGCCGTGCCATATGGTAGGCGCTACCTAAAATCTGAGCGTTTGTTTCTTCTTTTGCGTCATCTTCGCGCGTGGGGTTCATCCAACTTGAGGCCCAAAAATCAGCTGGCGACATTAAAAGCTTAGCGCAACCGCTTGAGCTTAGACGCTCTATTTCATGGTAATTTTGTTCTGGTAAATCGAAATAAATCCCGTCTTGCATGTTCACACCTCTTGCCTTCTTATCGGGGTTGTTGTAATGGTTGTACACCACTAAAAGAGGGGTTGCAATGGCCGATTTAGAAAAAAACGAAAAAGCAGAAAAGCGCATCAAGCGTTCGCTTTATATGACGCGCGCAGAATGGGATGATTTTCGCAAAGTGAGCGAAGCGAATAATCGCAGTCGCGGTGACCAAGTGCGGCACTGGACCAAGCAAGAGCTTAAGAAGTGCAAATAAGGCTCAAGCTTTCCCAGCCGCCGACCAGCACGAATAAGTTACACTATAGGGGCGGCGGAAGAACGAAAGAATACAACGCATGGATTGCCCAATCCATCGCGGAAATACGGCAGCAAACGCGGTTTGTCTTTCCAAAGCCGTGTCACTGGGAAACTGACCTATTAATTCCTGGGTCGTGTCGACTTGATTTAGATAACACGGTCAAGTCAACGCATGACGTTTTAGTAAAATCGGAGATTGTCCCCGATGATCGTTATCTAGTGAGGTCAAGTCAATCTTTTTGGGCTGGCGAAAAAGTAATAATCAACATCAAAACCGGAGACTTACAAAAATGGATCAAAATCCGACAATGGCGGAAATCAACGATATCGAAACTGGTGAAGGCGTCGAGGTAGACGTTAGCCGGTTGGTTGAGGGGTTGCGCGACAACTTGCTTCGAAGCATCAAGCACAACAGCATGAAAACAGCTTGGCAGGATATGACCGAGCAAGAGCAAATGACCGAGATTGAGCGCGCCACAACTGAGGCGGCCAAGCTTGTCGCCAGCGTTGTTGATATTGTTGCATCTGGAAATTTTGCCGTTGTGCACGCCCGTCTTGATAACTTCAAAGTAAAGGACGGCGAAACAATCATCACCGCCAAAGGAATGGCGATGGACGAGGTCCTTGTAACACTGAACCACGGCACCAAGCACTCCGTTAAAATCGTTGTGTGTGATGCGAGTCAATTTGACCGGTCACGGTCTAATTTAGAGCCCGATCCTGACGAGCCCGAATTGTTTGAAGAAGAAGAAAAAGAACCCGAAGCGTTCAAGGATTTGGACGAGGCCGACGCTGAAAATGACGCGCGCAATGATGGTTATTTGGCCTATCAGAACGGCGAAAGTGCGAACGCAAACCCGCACGAAGGCGGCACCCCAGAGAATGCCGCATGGCTCGAAGGGTTCGAAAGCCAAATGGAAACAGGCGACCCAGAAGGCGCGGCGGACGAAGAATAAAACAGAAGACCTCCCGACCCAACTTGCCCCGTCATTTCTGGCGGGGTATTTTTTTTGTTTGCATAAGCAGTTGACAGGGGGCTATGCACCCCTTATAAAAAAGAATGTGAAATGATGGAGATTTAAATGGATTGTGAAACATATGCGGCAATAGGGAACCCCGTTCGGTTCAAAATCGTCAACTATCTTTTGAACAACCCGCGCAGCACCGTTGGAACTATTATTAGTGTTGCAGGGCAAGACATTTCGGCGCAAGCCATATCTGCACACCTTCGCGTTTTGAAGAATACAAACTTGGTCGACCGGCTGGATAATTGGAAATTCCGACGATACAGCTTACGCCCAGAATTTGCCGAATGGTTTAGACGCGCGCAGCGCAAGGAAGGTGAATGAGATGGACTTGTTTCGATGGTTTAAGCCAAAACATGGGCGTGTGTCGTTCGATGCTTTTGGGTTTACGTATCAAGAAGACGTAAAATTACTGCCTTACGGCGAGAAGTACGTAGAATTTGTGGGGGTGAGGTATTTTTTGGATGCCGAATCTAAAACTCTTAACACAATAGATGGTGAGATTTACAAAAAATTCTTGTGGGACGTCAAGCCGCGATAGCATTGCCCACCCCCGACAACATAGGAAATAGAGATGACTAAACTCCAATTCACCCTCACCGCTTTATTTTGCGCCCTAACGCCTGTTCTAGCTGGTTGGGCTTATGA